GTTATATACGAAACGTTTACTTGTGAACAAGTGAATTCTAATCAACTGCAAAACATACTAAACTCACCTCTTTTAAAACCCAAAAGTTACAATCCTATATACACATTAAAAAGAAATAATAAACTATTTTTATACCCAACATCTCTTCAAGAAAAAATAACACTAAACTATGTAAGGAAGCCGCTAAAGGTAGAATGGAGTGGGTATAATGTTTCTGGATCTGAATTATATGACTCTACTAATAGTGTAGATTTTGAACTACACCCTTCAGAAGAAACTAAATTAGTTATAAAAATATTACAACTAGCTGGAATAGCTATGAAAGATCCTAACTTGTATCAAGTAGGAGCCGCTGAAGATAATAAAAATATTCAACAAGAAAAACAATAATAAATGGCATTATTTACTGGAACACAACAAAGTTATTATAGCGAAGGACCTTACGGGAATTATCAATTTGTTTCCATTAGAGATATTATTAGTCAATTTATGGTGGCTTATGTGGGAGAAGAAAAAATTATAAGTAAAGCTAAAAGAAACGAAGTGGCTTTTCACGCACAAAGAGCTTTGGCTGAATTATCTTTTGACACATTTAAATCCTTCAAATCTCAAGAGATAGAATTACCGCCATCACTAACGATGAGGTTGCCCCATGATTACGTTAATTACACTAAATTATCTTGGAGTGACGGGGCTGGTATAAAACATCCTTTATATCCAACTTCAAAAACCTCAAATCCATTTAAAATAAAACAAGATAGCGATGGAGAATATGATTTTGTAGCTACATCGGGTGAAGTACCAGATTTTTTTAATGGTGATTTTTCTAGTCCATTAGCAGCTGCCAATAATTGGACTAAAACACCAGCGGCTGATAACGCAAATAACCCGTCAGGTAACACAACTTTAGGAAACGATGTCGTTGCTGTCGTTGGAGGTGTTATGAATTTTACTTCAGAGGCATTTAACTATCAAGGAACAGCAACCGGTAGAGCTTACGCTGTCTGGCAACCTATAAATGTTGCTAATATGGATTTACTAGACTTGACAGCTGACGGTCTTTCTGCTGCTGCCCAAACAAATACGTTGCAAGGTGTCCTGCGCGTTGGTATAAGTAGCACGCCAGGTGACACGTCAACAAACTTATTAAAAAATAATCCTAGTTTAAACGATCAAACTACAACTGGAGACGCTAATGGTCCTAATTTCTTACCAGCTATAGATGGTGAAGGTGGCTTAGCTTACGTAGAGTGGAGCGATGGAACTACCGTAACTTCAAGCACGACTAAATCTGTAGAGAATATAGATGTTTCTATGTACAATACGGTTTATGTTTTAGTGACTAGCTACACACCAATGACAGAAACGTTAGCGAGTAATACCACCGTACCAACAGCTTTAACTAGTACAAATACGTTAGATAATATTATAGTTACTTACGAAGGGGCCTCACCTGACTTAGTAAGAGATGGAGATTCCACAACTTGGGATAATTATAAATCTATAACTCCATCAGAAAATAATAATGATAATTATGAAGATGATGTTTATTGGCCTAACAACGGTGAA